ATTGCTGTTGCCGCCGCACGTTTTAATGTATCTGATTTTTGTGGTAAAGGTTTAAGTTCTCTTCTTGTACTCATTGAACTTATGTGTGTGAAAACTTCACTACCCCTACCTTTTGATCTAATATTTTGTAATAATTTACTTATAATCATCTGTCTTTGAGAAAATTTTAAACTTTGCCATTCAACTATCAATCTTCGCATTTGTTTAAATATTGGATTTTCTATTTTTAATTGTGTTTCTAATCTAAATAAAAATGTAGTTGCATCACTTTTGCTTACAGCATCTTTTGCAAGTCTTTGCATAAACATGAAATGCTTTCTGTTTTGAAATGATAGGGATTTTAATAGAGATCTATCTGAACCAGATATTTTTAAATTACCGTAATCTGGATTGTTGATTACAAATCCTAGTAGATATAAATCTGTTGCGGCTGTTCTAAAAACTGCATATGGTCCATATTGACATGTTTTAGTTGCATATGCAATGCCATAATCATGTTGTTTATTGTCTAGAACAAACATGTATGTAGATAATGTTTGCAAATAAAATAAATCGGCAATATCTCTGCCAGACAATCTCGAAAAACTGCCTGTAGTTCTGTACAGTCTACTTTCTGCGAGCTCTTGATTTATAAGTTTAAATTCGTACATTATGCTCCCGGTTTGCCTGAACCAAAGTTTAATCTACTAAACTCTAATCTGTCTACTAATTTAAGAGCATTACCCATTCTGTCTACAGCAACAAAACCTTCCTCGCCGGTTACTTCTAATCCTTTATCGCTTTGAATGAAAGTTCCTATCTGTCTAATTTGTTCTAATTTTTTAACAATTTTTACTTTTGCTTCTATAATTTTTAAATATAAATCATATACTGCTACAATACCAGGTACATGTTCTTTGATAAATTTCACACCTTGTACCATTTTAGCAGTTTTAGCATCTATACTTTTTTGCGTTTTAACTTTACTGATTTCTGTTGTCATAAAATCTATATACTTTTGTACAAAACCTTGTGCAAATTTTGTAGGCTCATCAAATGATCCTTGACGTACTTGATTGTTTGCATGTGCTTTTAATTGTTGTAAGAAATCTTTGCCTATTAAATCAGTGCCTTTTTCTAACCAACTGAATGTGTCAGCATCTATACTTTTTAAATAACTATCTGCCTCACTTATAGTATTCAATAAATCGTTACTTTCGTCTTTAGTAAAGGTTACAGTACCACTTAAATCTTTTATTCTAGCATCTCTGTGCCATACTCCATTGGCTTGACCTAACACACTGCTGTCAAAACCAAATTTAGCAGTTGTGTCTGCTAGTGTTGGACCGCCAACATATTCTGTGTGCCACACAATACCGAATCTTGCATTTTGAATTTGTTTACCTAACTCGCTGTCTTTTGGTACAGCATATGTGATTGTGTTTGGTTTAAAAACTATGTGGGGTTCGCCATCAATGTTTATTTCTTTAATATCTTCTTGACCAGCAAACAGCATGTCACCTTGTGCAACTGTGTCCCAATTTAATCTACCTAAAAATTTTAATGCTAATTTTAATTTATCTCTTAAACCACTAGCATCTTTATCACCTTGATCAGCATGATTACGTTCAATGTCTTGAGGGGTAAAGTTCAGTTTAGGTTTTTGTGCAAACACACCTTTTGTGCCTACAAAAAATTTACCTGTTTGTGGATCTTTGCCGGCAATAATAGCAGGAGCACCGTCCCATTTGGTTGTCATACTAACAGGTGCTTTGCTGTTTCCTTCTAACATTTGATGTAAACTGTATAGATAGTCTACGGCTTCTTTTGCACCTGCAAAACCTTTATTAAAGATATTGTCTTCTAAATGTTCAAGGTGAGTGTTTTTGCCTTCTTTGGCTTCTAATAATACACTTTCTGAAAGTAGTTGAGTAACAAGTGGTTTCGAAATTTCTACAAATTTCACTTTAAACTCCTGCTAATACTTTGTATTCAAATAACTCTAAATCTTTTTGGGGTATTAAAACAACATCTGATTGTGATTCTGTAATAAGAACTTTGTAACCTAATTGTTCCCAAGTAATGCCAGCATATTCTAATACTTTATTCACATGTTCAAATGATTCTCTGCTCATACTTCTTGCTACTTTAACAAGTTCTTGATAAGCAGGACTTTGTTTGTCCATTTTAGTTCTTTTTAGCATAGCAGGTAATGTTGCGGCATAATTACTGATGTCAACATTCTGAGATTTCATTTGAGATAATCTATCAACAAATTGTTGTGCGGCTTGCTCGTCGCCACTCATAACCTTTTTTTGTAAGTATGTTAAATCTGTTTTTGCTACATTTGCTACTGCTTTCTTATCAGTGGGTTGATCTAGTTGAGGTTTACTTCTCAATAAATTGCCCATTGCTCTACCAATGCCTGCACCTGCTGTGGCACCTGTTCTCTTCCACACATTGGCATTTGGGTCTGCTTTAGTTTTGGTTGCAAGTTCACCGCCAATTGCTTGGTTAAACTTAGATTTTAATTTATCAACAAAACCCTGTGGTTCTTGTCCTTTATTAGCATAATACTTATCTAACTGTTTTGCTTGACTAGATGTTGGACTTAAATGAACAGCACCTTGTGCTGGTTGTTTGGTTTTTGGGTCAACCTCAATCCAGCCCTGTGCGGAATTACTAAAAGTTCTACCGTCTGGTAATTTTATTTCTGACGATTGATAATCTCTAGTAGCGGCTTTTTGCCTTGCCATTTGAGCAATTCTGCCCATAGATTGAACAGCACCTTGCTGAAAGTTTCGCTTTTGTTTGTTTTTTAGAAACTGTTGTCTTGCCCTACTTTGAGGTGCTTCATTTATCTCATTGATTCTCATCGGTGCTCTCTTTTACAATTTTCTTTATGCCTCGTGAAAATTTCATATAGTCACCGCTTTTGAGACTGTTTATAAGTCTACGCTCTAGATCTAGTGCAGTTTCGTTGTCATATAGCTCATACAATGTTTTTTTGATATTTGCGGCACTAGAAACTAAATGCTCTACACGATTTTCAAGAATATGGTGTTTATTCCTATCAACACTGATAGAATTTAACTCTTCTAATATACTTCTTGTTTTTTTCACAGCATTTATTCCTTAATTACACATATTTATCATCTACATGTCGTTTTTCTTTAAGAACTCTCGTATGCCTAATGCCTGACTAACTGTATTTTCAGCAGATGGCTCATCTGCTTTGATACTGTTACTACGTTTTAGTTGATCAACTAATGATGATGTAGTTACTGTCAATGCATCCTCATCATCGTCATCTAGATCTGATACTCGTAACGTATCTGGATTAAATTTTAGATCAACTTTACTGCCAACACCACTACTAGAACGTGTTTTCATAAACTGTATTTGGTACCTGCCACGCTCTCGCATTGCATTACTTGTAAAAATACCCACAACATTATCTGCTGTTTGAATTTTACTGATACCACCTGCAATATGATGGTGGTCGAATTCTATCTCTTCTACCGCACCTCTGTTCAACTGAGATGCTGTTACTAATAATAGTCCTTTTTCAACTGCTAAATTTCTCAATTCTTCAGAAACATATTTGTCCTTGATAAACAGATCTCCTGGGCTGACTCTAGCACTAATTGGCATCATGAGATCCAAGTAGTCAACTAACAGTGCATCTACTTTTACATCTGCATTTATTTCATATTCTCGAACAAATGCTCTAATATCATTAGCAGTTACACCATTAGGCATCTGTTTAACTCTAAACTTACCTGCACCTTTGCCTTTCATACGCACTTTGAGATCAACATCATCCATGTTTTTCATAATCTCTTTAGTACCGAATTCACTGACCATAGCATCAAGACGCATGCTGATAAGTTGTTCACTAAGTTCTAATGATACATAAACAACATTTAATCCTGCTAAACTCCAGTTTACGCCTAAGTTTTGTAAGAACAAACTTTTACCTGCCCCTGAGCCTCCTGCGAATATTGTTATTTCTCCTCTGTTCAGACCACCGTAAAGTTTTTGGTCGAACATTTTCCATCCTGTTGGTGTTGCACCTGCTTGGTTTTTTATCCACTGTAATCTTTCCTTTGGATTTTCGAAATAATCTAAACCTAGATCTTTTACAAGTCCTACTTGACTTGCTTGTTTAATTTTATTTTCTACAGCACCATAATCTTGTTTTTCTAACAAGTCGGTACTGTCTAATATGGCTTTTTCTAGTGCTTTGTGTCTACAAAAAGTTTCAAAACTATCCAAAAACCATTCAATATGATTATCAGTTATACCGTCTACACGTTCTAAGTCTATATTTGTAGTTGCACTAATTTGATCAATGGTAGGAATACTGCTATATTCTTGAGAATGTTGTTTTAGAAATTTAACAGTATCTTGATATTTTCTGTTAAACATATATGGTTCAACAATATTATTTACCCTCACAAATAACTCAGGGTCACTTATAATAAAACGAAGAAATAATTCTTGAATTTCTTCTGTGTATTCTTGTCTATCCATATATTTTCATTGCTCCTTCATAGAGAAACTGTGCTAATAATTTATGACCTTTTTCGTTTGGATGGTGATCATCATGGCTAACAATTAAATCAGGATCACCATCCATAAATCCTGCAACAGAAATACCACTCCATTTGGTTTTGTCTATACACTTTAATAACATGCTTTCTAATTGTGTTTTTTGAGGATTATAAAAGTCTAAAAATTTGTTACTAACAACATGTTCTTCAGGTGACATAGTGGTAAAATAAAATTTTATATTATGCTTTAAAAAATAGTTCTGTAAGGTCAAAATGTTTTTAAGCAAATGTATTTTGTAATCAGTTGTACTCCATAAGTATAACATTTCTTGAGTTGCCGCGTCTACGAATTTATCATTGTTTTTTACTTCTAAATCAGCAATCATTGTTAAGTTTGCATTTGGAACTTTGTCTATAAGTTGCTGTGGATAATCTATGTATGTGGTTAAACCCACATAATCATTTATGGAATTGTTATACACTTCTTTTCTATACTGACTGGTCCACTGAATTATAACAATATAATCGCTCATGTCATTATTTTCACAAAAATCTATAGTAGTCCTAACAATTCGATCATTACTTCCTCCGCCTAATGATAAATTAGTAACGTCATCAAACTTATCACTTAATTGTGATGGCCAGGCAATACTCATAGGTGGAAGTATTTTGTTATTTTTGTCTCTTGGTGATTGATGACCATAAGTAAAACTACATCCATTTGCTAAAAGTTTCATAGCATGCCCCTTTGTTTTATTTCTCTTAGTATTGCATCTCCGATTAGTTTATGACCAAGTTTGTTGGGATGGCCGTCTGTGTCACTTACTCTGTTTTTATGCATATAGTATGTTAAAGGTTGTTCTGACCACAATGATAAATCTAAGGATTTTTTTAAATCTAATTCATACTTAGTAGGTCTATTATCTATGTCATCGAATGACATACCGTTTGGATTAGAGCCGAGATGTCCAAAATAAGACATAGATGTAAACATAAAAGGTATGTTATGTTGTTTTAAAAAATTTTCTAAAAGAAATACATTTTTATAATATTGCACTAACATATCATTAAAAGATTTTACAAATATTGTTTGATTTTCTGCGGCAGATATAAAATTTTTATATGCAGTTGTTTTTTTAAATTTAGAAATATGTTTTCCATTATCAAAATGAATATTGTATTTTACATTTTTTGATTGATCTTTTACCGACTGTGCTAAAGTAGTTTGAGACATATTACATATTCCTGCCCAATCTTTTACTAAATCTACATATACCTCATAACGTAATGGTGACGTCCACTGAATAACAGCAACATGATTTTGTCGAGGTTTAGAAAAATACTCTATTGTGGTTCTCAAAATACGATCATTACTGCCGCCTGCTAACGCTGAAATAATTACATCATCGAAATGGTTGCGTATTTGGTTTGCCCAAACATATTTTGCAGGAGGGTTTAATTGGCCTTCTGTGTTGTGTACTTCGCCATGGCCCCTAGTAAAACTGCAACCGTTTGTATAAAGTATCATAGATATCTACCTATTAAAAAACCTGCTAAAAATACAAACCAATCAAAAACAAAATGCATCATAAAAGATAGAGCAAATATTTCCTTCCAATGCTCTTTACAAATGTTTAACCATTCTGCAAATTTTCTCATAACATTTTTGCCTGTACTTGAATTTTAATTTTATTGTTTGATGCGTTCTGTAAAATACTTTTTAAAGTTAAAAGTCTACCATACTTAACAACTGCATCAGCCGCATCTTTTATACCATCCTTCCACGGAGGAAAACTTACTTCCCATCCTAATTCAACTGCTTGTTCTATGAGTTGCTTACCGGCTCTGTCTCTGTCTGGGCATAAAATTACACGTTTATTTAATTTGTCAATTAAATGTGCCTGCTCTGGTGTAACACCGTTTCCTAATACACTAATACCATCAACAAGGATAGCATCAAAAACACCTTCTGTAACTATTACAAAATCTCTATCACTATCAACAAATTTATCTATATTAAAAACATAACCACTTTGCATATTAAGCAAATATTTTGGCGTTTCTTTGTCAGGCGGATTGATATGTCTTCCGGTCCAGCCAACTAATTCATCATTGTACATAAATGGCACAACAATTCTAGATTTATACAAATTGTTATCAAAGTGCAATAACGGATAAACACCTAAAAGTTTACGTGATAATGCATATTGTTTTACAGCATGATTGTCTGGCAGAGATTCGATTAGATTGGCGTCTTTAGGTAAGTTTACAACATCAAATGTAGATGCACTATACACATATGCATCTGTTTCTTCTATATTAAGATCGTCTGAGTATTTAAGCAAATTAAATACAACCTCCTGGATGTCTTTTTGAGATGCACCTAAAGTTTCTACTAATTTTTTATACCTAGCACCCAATCTAGGTGTAGGTGACCATCCAGTTGTATAATTGCAATTAAAACAATGATAACTTATTTTTGAACTGTTTTGTATAACTCCACCACGTTTACGTTTATCAGTACACATAGGGCAATTAAACGTAATCCAGCCACTAGGAGTTTTACCTGCACTTAACGGTATTCGATCCATTAAAAGTCTATGTACTTGTTCTACTAATTCGTGGTGATGCATAGTATTATTATAGCATCTTATAAGAAAAAGTCAACTAATTTCTTAGTTGTATTTTATCAACAGTGCCAGATACTTGATCATATTTAACTCTAATCCAGTTAGTATTTACTTTAAAGTTAAATGGATCAACTCCATTAAAGGCAGAACTATATGGTATTCTTTCTTGTCCAAAGTCACCTTGTACATTTATATTATACCAATCAGTTTCCTGTGTTGGTACAGTTGAAATAGGGCTACCTTGTACCCAAACATTACCAACAAAGTTTGTCATATGTATAGCAATAGTATGTTGACTATGATTAAAATTACTGTCTTGATTGCCATACATGGCAGAAGTTACAAAAGTGTTGGACAAATCACCTAGGTCAACATTTGCAGTTTGAAAAAAGGTTTCAGTTTCTTGTGTAGGTATAGGTTCATATTCTAAGTTATCTCTGACTTCTAAATCTGTGATAATTCTATCGTTTTGATTAGCATATAAAGGATACTCAGTGATACCATTGTCAGCACTTTCAGTAATTGAAATTTGATAAAGACCTTTGGGTAAATTTGTGATATCACCGACCACTAAATCTAATTTTGCTTCTCCAGTAGAGCCACTATTCACTAACGTAAGTTGTTTATGTAACACTCGTCTTTTTGTTATTGGATTTACAATATTTGCAAACAGTGTTTTACTGCTTAAATTTTGTAAAACCCTATCACGGTTTCTCACAAAAAAGTTTAATGTATTGTTAAAACCTTTGTGTATTACTAATTTTTTCTGATTCATAGGTCTATTATCCACTTTAATGCCTTCATTGGTAAGTACCAAATCTAAATTTTGGGTGTCACTTAATTTATATAACGTATGACTACTACCATAAGACATATTATTTTATCCAATCTTTGTAATGTATTTATCTTATTTTATTATAAATATCTACAATGACTAACGAAAACAAATTACAAGAAAAATTTCCGTTTTTGACAGGCATTAGATACAACGACACAGAATATGTTGGTATTGTCCAAAATACCGATAATCAAATTATTAGTTTCTACGATGTAGACAGTTGTAAATCTGATACCGAAAAACAACTCATATTAGAATACGGTGATTTGTGGTGGTGGGAAAGTAATCGAATGTTACCCATAGACGTATTCTTATTTCAAGAAATGCAAACTTTTAGACATTGTGTAAAAACATTTATATTAAAAGAAACAGAAATTATATTTGGACCCACCATTAGCATGCAGAATATACTTAAGAAAAGAATAAAAAGAAGAAGTATTCAACTTGTTAAAAAAGTTGACTAAACAGACTGCTCACAAATTAAATTTAATTGTACTATAATTGCTAAAGCATACCCAATAGCATGACTGCGTTTAAAAAAATACTCGTCAGTTTTTTCCCAAACTTCCTTTTCGATAACTTCCCATGTATTGCCAACTAGGTATCTTTTACCTGGTCTAATCATTGCAAGTATCATTGCAAGTTGATCTATACTTTTTGGAGGATGTTGTTTTACAATTTCCCAATGTTTATTGATATGAAACAGTTGTTCAACTACTTCTTGGTGTTCAAACAATTCCCACAAGGGTTCAGTTTTAATCAATTTATCTAAATGTGCTTCATTGTCTACACTTTCATAGATATGGTTGTTTAACACATCTATTTTAAAATATCCCAACTCTTCTGCTTGTTTGTGATCTATTGTGCTGAACCCTTCAATGGGAAAACTAGGTATTGGTTGTAAATACACACCTGTATTATGTTTTTCGTAACTGTTTTCACGTTTAATACTTGCAGGAACATAATCGATAAATTTTAACAATTTATCTCTGTCTGCCATATCTATATCTACGTCAAAATCAATCTTCATCGTCTTCACTGAAAAGAATACTCCATTTAAGAAGTTTTTCTCTTTTTACTTTCATTCTATCTTCTATTTGTTGTTGTGTAACTACTCCACTCATTTTTAATATCTCAATCATGGTCATTACATCACCAACTTCATCACGCAAATTTTGCAAATATTTTTCTTTGCCACCACTACGAATCATTTTACTACAGGCTTGGCTGAGCTCTGCACACTCTTCCATGGTGATTAAATACATTTGCTCTTTACGTTTCACTGTGACCTCTTATTTCGTCTAGCATAATCTGAGCATCGAACATTTGTTTTAATGCATTTTCATCTTCTAAGTTTTCTATAACTTTTATAATAGCATTAAGTTTCTTAAAAGTCAACTCATCAATTTCAGTATTACCTATTTTCATAGTTGGTTTTATAGGAGGTATAGTAATATCAGATAAATCTATACCAGTTACAGTTATATTATCTCCAGTCCACATTGTGTCCATAGTATCACATGTGGTGTTTACAGTAATTGTGCCGGAAGAAGTTGTAGTTGTGTAATTATCAAATGTAAAATTATAATCCGACCAATCTGTGCTCATATTTCTGTACCTTTAAATTCTTCTGCCAATGGAAATATATCTGAAATAACATCTGCTACTGCCCATGCAATTTCCATATGTTCTTTTTGTGTTCCGTTAGCACCACGTAATTCAATATAATGAACCCAACTACGCAACGTACCGTTCACGTAGAGCCTACTTACAGTGTTTCCTTCTGGTAGCACTGCTCTGGCCTGCTCTTTGGCAATACCGTTGCTTACAGCGTAATTGTAAGCGTTGTAGGCGGCATCTATAACCTTTTGTTGGTGTCTTTCCCAATTTTGTTTTAGTACGTCATCGTCACATTCAATGCTGTTCTGTCTATTTTTGGGATCTTGTAATCGTGCTTCTCTGATTTCAAAACTCAAGTCCTTTGTAGGGTCAGCATAACGTTGACTGAACTCTTGGAAACTAAAACTTCTATGGCGTAACAGTTGTCTAGCAATGTCTCTGGTTGTTTCAATTTCTAAACATGCACTCACCATTTCAAGTGGTGACCAGTGTTTGTGTTTCATTAAATACTTCACAAGTTTTTCACTTGTTTCTTTATTATTTTGATTATCAGGATTGCTTACTCTTGCACAGTATGCAATCAAGTCTAGTGCCGAATCTAGATCTTCTAAGTGATCAGGTGTTTGACTATAACTAATCAATTTTGCTTTCATTTAAGGCTTCCTTTTATCCATTCTTTATTAAAAGTGTTTTTATTAAAGGCATCTGCTATCATTTCATGACCTTCTTTATCAAAATGAGATGCCAGTGATACCCAATTTCTTTCTTGCGACATTTTTTTCCATGCAGGTACGGATCCAAATGTATCTTTAATCAAATCCCATGTGTCTACCCAATCAGTGGAAGGACAAATATTACAGTTCAATGTAGATGTAAGTGGAAGATGTGCAAATAACAGTTTTACATTGTGTTGCTTACAAATTTCTTTTATAAATGCTAGACTAGTATAGAATCTTAGATACATTTTATACATTGGATCATTATAAAATTCATCATCATTTATACCTACAAAAATTTTACCTTCATTATCTACAGTTTTTTTAATTTTAGTACTCTGTCCTACTCCATCAGGCCAATAACCGCGTTGATGGTCTGGTCTATGTGCTACCCATGCTTGAGTACCAAGTCTTTTAATAAAAGGATCTCTTTCAAGTTTTGGCAAAAATTTGTTAAACAATACTTTAGTTTTAGATTTAAAATCTCCTGCTCTCATAACATCTATTTGTAATTGATTATCAAAGTCAATTAGTTCTTTGCCTGTTACTCTATTATGTTCTTGATAGTGACTGAAAAAAAGATATGTTGCTGTCCAAATACAATGAGTAATTTTTGGATCATTCATTATTCTTCCGGCAGAAATAAACACACCTGATTCCCAATCACTCCAAGGTATGCCTGCAAAAATAGTATCTAAGTTATTTTCTTCTGCAATTATCTCTGCCCAATGCTTAACTTCCCAATTACACATAGCATAACTAGCACCAGACACTAATAGTTTATTCATAGATTTGCCCCTTCGCATGCTTGTCTTATTAAATTTACTTCTTCTTTGTTTTGCTGAAATAGTTTCATCCAGAATGGGGGATCTATAATATGATTTATCATGTCGATCTGCTCATTGTTTAATCTTGTAAGAAGTTTATCTCCGGTTTCACTTAGATATATTGTCCATGGACTTATTTTACCAGATCGAATGTCATATACTGCTCTAGGTGCTGGCACTTCAGTAAAATAATCTTGCCATGCAACATTAGATTCTTTACTCCATTCTGCTAGATAAACAATAGTTCGTTCTAATGCTCTAAGCCCTGGCTCTTTTTTTACAAACTCTTTTAGATATAGTTCATATTTTTTGTCGCTTGCCCAATCTTTTAATTTTATACCGTTTTTTATCAACCATTCTGTATATTTTTCAGGTTCAAGCCAATTGTTTACTTGGCATGCTCTACCAAATTTTACAAATGCTTCATAATATTGACTTCTAATAAAATCTTCTGCTGTTTTAGGTGTTCTTGCACTGGTGTTTATTTCATAAAAAAGTTGGAATGCTCTTAGTGCTAATCTAATATGACTCATATCTTTGTCTGACCATCGTCTTTTTTTAACACACATATGGGCACTCAGTGTTCTCTCACTGCTAAAACTTTTATCACACCATTTACACTTCACTTAAATATCTCTTTTATCTCTTTATCCTGCATTCCGGCACTAGAAAAATATTCTTTTATTTCATCAGCACTATTGATTTGCATAAACAAGTCTAACTCGTCTTTTTTTAAATGCGGAAACATATCTGATACAGCACTTTGAACTTTATTTTTCTTTTTTCTAGTATTAGGTGGTTTTATATATTCGTGATTTTGAGGTTTACCAACTCCACAAACTGTAAACAATAGCCATTGTAGTTCTGGATGTTTGCTGATATCACTAAAGTTTCTATTTACACATTCATTTACCAAATACAAATAATCAATGTCGTGCTTACCCCTCACTGTACTAGCATACCTCATCATCATCCAGGCACTAAATGCCTTTTTTTGCTCATCTGTTAGTCGAGTATACCATTGCCTATCTTTTTTATCAATGGCTTTCATTACTTCTGCTAGTGGTATTTGAGGTTTTCTAGCCATTATTAAATTTCTCTATGTAAAAAGGCTCGCCGTCTGCTACAGTTTCATGCCATTCTTTGCTGGCATTTTCATCTGCACTATCACTTATATATTTAAAACATCTAAAGTCTACACTGTGATATTGGCATGCTTTAGCAATAGCATATGCCTCCATATCAACAACGTCTGCAGGTATTTCTAAATTAGGATCACTAACAAAATTATCACCTGTGCTACAGGTATACCCGGCACCAAAACTGATAACTTTGCCGTCTTCAAAAGGAGTTTGCCCAAGTTCAAAACCAAACTCACAACATTTCATATCACGTTGAACAAATTTTTTAATTTCTATAAGGCCTACACAGTCTGGGTTGATCCCGCCAGCGGTGCCAAAATTCCAAACAGTAAGAGGTTTATATTTTTCTATAAGAGCAGATGTTTTAACTGCGGCATTTACTTTGCCTACTCCTGTAAAAAATACATTGTCCCACTCTTTGCTCATTGTGGGTGCTTCTGCTTCTAAAGCAATTATGATAATATTATCCACCTTCAAACTCCACTAATGTACTAACACTATACCCATTTTTTTTCAATAACTTACTACCATTTAAATCTGGCAAATCTATAACTGCTAAAACAAGAATATTTTCTTTAGGAACATGCCAATGCTCATGAATCAAGTCAGCACAAGCAACAGCAGTGCCTCCAGTTGCAATTAAATCATCTATAATGACTACTTTGTCACTAGAAGAAATTTCTGTATTAGTCTGTATTTCTAAACTAGTACTTCCGTATTCTAGATCAAACTGTTTTTTAAAAGTTTCGTTTGGTAATTTTCCTGGCTTACGAGCCATTACAAAAGGTGTGCCTAGGTCCCATGCTACAGGTGATCCAAAGACAAAACCTCTACTTTCAACACCGACAATAACCGTGGTTCTAAATTTACTAGCCTCATGTAACAATCCTACAATTGCCTTATTCAGTCCGGCAGGATCTTCAATAAGACTAGTAATATCTCTAAACTGTATTCCAGGAATAGGAAAATCGGGTACTGTTCTAATAAAATCTTTTAGATTACTCATCCCAATAGCCATTCTCTTCTAAATACTCATCAGTATATTGATCTGCAGAATCATGCCATTTGGTATTCATGTATCCAACACTGGCATAGTATGCTTTACCAGTTGTGTCATTCCAATCATAATTTGCTTCTAAATCTTGTTTGTTGTAATACACATTTTCTACAATTTCTGCAAGATTCATTTCCACAGTACTGAATGCTAATTTTTCAGGATCAAATTCTTCGCCTTCTAAATCTAAAAAGTAACTTGCAAAAGAACCTTTTTCTGAACTGTGGAATGCTAGTATAGGTATAATACCTTCCATATCTTCAGGCTTTTCTTCTTCATTAGCATCGGTGTGATAACATTCTCTGCCATAAAGATGCCTTGGTTCACCTTCCCAAACTACATTGTCCCAAGAACCGTCATCACTGCCGTCTGCAGGAACTTCGTACACTGTCCATTCACTGTCACTGTAACAATGATTGAGATGTTCAAGGTCATCAGTTTCATACCATGCTGTTGCTTCTAATCCTGGGAGAGAATCATCACGTTCTTCTTCATTCCATTCATCGCAACTTAGCACATACTCGACCAATTCGTCTTGGTCCATGCCAGCACAATGTTCGACAAATTCTTCGCTAACTGTGCCAACTGTGGTTTCGCCACCATATCTTCCGCCTTCAATACGAAAACGTCTCTTGACACCTTTGATTTTTTGTGTCATCTTTTCTATATCTTTTTCTAAACTCATATTACCTCCTAGTCTAGTAAATGTCCTATGTGGATTTCTTGTGGGATTTTGTTGGCTTCTTTTACAAACAATGCACACCTAGGATTTTCTCCGTCTTCTAAAGGTGCTACCAACATATGCCCATGTTTTAATTTCGGGAAATACCATTTAACATCTTGGAAGATATTTGTAATTCGTATTTCTTCTGCTTTTAATAAACTGCCACTTAACGGATTAAATGTCACAGTTAAAAAACCTCTATTGTTCAAACTGGTTAAAGGGATTACTTCTATACCTGTTAAATCTTCATCTGTGATGGCAATACTCCAATCCATTGGAATTTGAATATTATACTCACCTATTTGCAAACACACAGCCGGTGCATAAAAACTTTCTAAAAAGATTAATGGAAGGAAATAGTAATCCATAAATTCTGGATCAGTTGTGTCGAACACTGCAAACCTAACATCATCAATTTCATCTGGTACCGTGTCTATTTCATATACATCATTGTCTATGGTTAATATTTTCATTTATACTCCACTTTGGTAACTTGATACCTAAAATTTTGTTCTTTATAAAAAGCCTTTCTTTTTGTTAGGTGTCGTTTACTATACTTTAAATTACTGGTAATGTCAACCACTTGAAGATAATCTTTATCCTCCGCTTTACGAATACCTCTACCAATACTTTGTATCACACGAACAAAACTTTTGCCAGGTTCTATAAGAACTAAGTTAAAAATTCTAGGAATATTAATTCCTACTGCCGCAACGCCATATGTTGCCACAATCACTTTGTTATCCATTTCGCTAACTTCTGCATATTCTTTTTGCCT